ATGGTGATATAAGCAAACTGCAGAGCAACGGGCTGGGTCATCACACGAGTCAGAGGAACGGGCAGATCGAAATACAGGAAATCGTCATTGTTGACGTAAACAACCATACGGTTGGAACCATCAACGCCAGCACCCTTGCACCAACGAGAGGGATAAATAGAGAGGTCTCTACCCTGGTTAACCGCCAGGTTGTTCTTCAGCAGGTAGTTCAGGATGTTCTCATCGCCAGAAGTACCGATACGAGTTGATACGATGTAAGCATAATCCTCGGGAGCAATCAGGATGTGGTTGGGAATAGCATTCTCATCATACTCGGAAGCCTCCCAAGCCTCAGTGATTGCCTTGTTGACGTCCCACAGAATTTCATCAACGGACTTATCCTTCCACTTACGAGAGGTACCAGCCTCGTTGTTGTCAACATAAGATGTAACCAGGTTGGGGTCGTTAACGATACCTGTAACGCCAACGGTGTCGATGCCCTTGTAAACCAACTCATCAATGGACTTATTGTAGTTCAGGCGAATACCTTTATCCAGCAGAGTGTCCAGAGAACGGCCAATGGTCTGCAGCTTCTGGTTATCAACAAAGGGAATCTTCATGGCCTGCGCCCAGCTGAACACCTTAAAGATGTCCTTATTGACGTTAGCCTGCATCAGAGGAATGTTGTCTGTCTGACCAGCAATCAGACCAGACTTATTAGCACCGGTTGTGGCATAATCTACGTTGTAAGTAGAAGTGAAATCAACCCAGCCGCCACCAGTCTTAGCAACAATATCGCGCTGCCAAGTTACTGAAGTAAGCGGCTCGCGAATCTTGGGGTCACGTTTCTCAAGTTCACCCTCCAGGAAAGCCATACCCTGAGCAATGCCTGCAGCATCACGAGTAGCCATAGCAGCACCCATGCCATTGCCGAGAGAGCTATCACTCAGAACTGACATCTTATCTGCACCGCCAAAGGCGATACCGGTAGAAGAAAAATCTCTAGTAATCATCTATATACCTCCTTACGCCTTATTACGGGTCAGAACGGTTACCTCAGCAACCTTGTCTGCATTCATGTTGCCAGTAGTCCACTGAACATTGGTCAGAGCAACTACCTTACCAGTATCATCAGTAGCCTCAAAGCCGCCAACAACAGCTGTAGGATATGTATCATTGGCAACAATACGAACATAAACTGTACCACCAGCAGTGGGTGTACCTCTCTGACAAAGTACTGTGCACTGACCACGAGTCAAAACATCAACAACAGAGTTGGCAGCATAACCAGGAGTTTCCTGAGGGTCATACACATTAGCCTGAACAACCTCACGAACAGCGATGCCAGCAAACTGTGTAGCTGTAAAATCAGTACCACCTGTAATGCTATCAGCAACACCGAGATACTTATTCTCAGCTGCCACCAGAACAACAGGCTCACCGAACTTAATGAGCTTCTTAGCAATACGGCCCTGAATGATAGCATCAGCAGAAGCTGAAACGGTACCAACATAGCCAGTATTCATCTTAATACCAATTACTTTACCCGGCATATTATTTATCCTCCTTCATATAGTGCGGATTAAAACGCTTAGCAATATCCATACCGTGGTCATAGTCAGCGTCTGTAACAATAGGCTTAGAGTCATTAGCCTTCTTACCATTGTTACCAATAGCAGACTGAATATCGGCATAAGTAGAAGTGGTCGACATATTCATGCGAGCCATCTTCACAAATGCATCAGTCGCCTTCTTACGAGCAATGGGGTCTTCGATAGCAGCGAGGACAGGCTTCATATCACGAATAGCCTTTTTAACCTCTTCAGCAGAATCCTTAGCTTCAATCTTCTCGGGATCGATAGTAACAGATTCTTCAGAGCTGGGGTCTTCGTCCTTTTCCTCTTCCTTCTCGAGTTCAGCTTCCAGTTCATCCAGAGCTTTTGTTGAAGTGTCCTTAATGCCGTAAGCAGCGAGTGCACGGTTCAGAGCATCGGAAACCTTTTTCTCAATCTTCTCTTCGATGTCCTCGTCCTTACACTCATCTTTGGTCTCGGTCTCTTCAACCTCAGTCTCTTTAATTTCCTCGTCCTCAGCTTTAGCAACTTCCTCCGCCATTTCGCAAGCAGCATCAACAACCTCTTCAGAAACGGTGGATTCATCCATTGCCTTAAGCTTCAGAAGGAAATTCTTAATTGCATCTTTGGTTGTCATTTTATTCCTCCTTAATTTATAGCAAATTCAGAATAGCTTTATTAAGCTTATTCCTTTTACTAACAGAAAAAGCAGGCATCTCAGAATCACGAATCGCAACTTTGTGTCCTGCTCTGCCTGCGTTTACGAGTGATACATGATTACCGATAATGTTACGTTGGAATGTTTTTCCATCCTTAGTAACATATTCACAATCATAACCACTTGAAACTTCTCTTTTTACACCGGATTCAATTTCATTGATTGTAACCGGGTCTCTAACCAAAATGTCAGCTACGAGGCAATCACTAAGATCTCCTTTGCCTCTTCTAACATTTGAAATCTCACCTTTTGAGTACATGCTCCAATTATCTGAAGTCACATCTTCATTTGGGTGATTATCTGTGAACGCCTTCCCTTCAAATGAAGCGATGGTTCTCTGATCGAATAGTTCATCGTCGGTTCTATATACCGAAACAACATTGTTTCCATCTTGACCTATTTCACATGATAGATATTTATATTCACCTGTTCGACCAATTGGAACATTGTGACATATAAGAAATCCTTCAGGCGTTTTGGTCATATTATCGGAAATTTTAGAACCGTAATATGCCTTTGCCATACGTTCACCACCCTTTAGGCGTAAACGCCGCGTTGACAATAAATAGAAATACCGTCAATGAAGAATCTGTAAACCAGAGTCATACCGTTAGCCTTTGTAATGGTTCCATTGTACAACGTGGTGTTTGCGGGAAGTTTAACCTCAAGCTGCTTCTGAGCTGCATTAGCTGCCACGATTGTATACATCTTGCCACTAACCATATTATTGAAATCTTTAATTTCAAGGTCGGCTGTTTCAGCAGCGAGGTTTACGTGCATATTAGTGACACCTTTAAGGTCATAACCTTCTTCAACCTTCATATCTTCAGGATCTACTTCATATACCATCTTCTGAGCATTCGGGTCAAAGCCACAATCTGCTTTAATAAGATTAGCCATTATATACCTCCTTAAAAATTATTGATGATTCCATCTTTTATATGCTTCTTCAAAATCTTTTTCGCCTTTATGCTTTTCATAAAGCTTTTTAACTTCAGAATTTATTTTAGAAGGCTGATTAAAATATTTATCGATAATATCTTCAAACTGTTTGTATGCTGATGTCCAGCTATCAAGAGATTTAATAGCTTTATCGAGTTTATCAATAGTCTTCATATCATACACCTTTCTTATATCTCTTAAATAATATGACTTATCGTTTGAATATTTTCTTTCGAGCTCTTTTATCTTTTTATCGACATCCGATTCTGTAGTCTTTATAGTTTCCCTTGACTTAGAATCATTCTTCTTGTTAACAATAATGTATTCAATCACTACTGGACGATACATAATGTTGTCAACTTCATGTTGTGCTTCTTTTGAAGTTTCAGCAGTTGAAATCAATTTACCATTCTTGTAAATACCAAATGCATTCCTTTGGAGGTGACCATCGTTCTTGATGGACTCTATTTTGTAACCTTTATACTCCATAGCTTACCTCCTTTCCCCTAAAGTTATTATATACCACTTGTTTGAAAATGTAAATAACTTTTAATAAATTTTTTCAAATTGTTGTCTGGTCATCATTTGTATTTTACCTAAGTAATATACTTTATGTGGCCATCTAACATCTGTAACTTCAAGTAAGGGTTCGGGATAACATCTGCAATTATATATTTCGCCTGCATGATAGTAAGCATTACCTTTGGCAGGAGGTAGGTTAGTTAACAGCTCAGGACTCGGAGGAGAATTCCATGGTACAATAACGTCATCCATTGTTCTATGACTATCGCGAACTCGTTGGTCTTCCTCTGTTCTCCATACATACCAGTTAATTCTCAAATTAGCTGACCGAGACCTTGTAATAGCTGTTTGTGTTTTTGATACCTCAGTTCTAGCAATTAGTTTAGCAGAAGCTCTTGAATATTCCCTTGTAAACTGAGTTATCTCTTTTGTTAATGTTGAAGCTCTTTTACCTGAAATTGTTCCTTCATATATTTTTTTTGTTACCTTACGAGAAACATCTAACGGTAATGTGCTTATTATTTGTGCATTTCTTTCTATTTGTTCTGCTATTGATTGGTCCAAACCTGAATTGATATTTTGAACTAGAGCTTTATATATCAAACGAGATTTTGTAGACCTTCTAGCAGCTTGCCTCCATGTTTGAGCATTTATATTAGCTACAGGAGTTACCATTCTTTTCGAAGCTAGATAACAATACCTTTTGAATGATTTAGTTGAGGAATAGTCTGAAGCATATTGATTAAACTTATCAATATCTCCTTTTGCCTTTTTCGCCAGCTTTATCAATGAACGAACCAACTGATAAAGTATTGAACGATAATTAGCTTCTATTCCTTTTGACCTATCCCAAAATGTATATTTCATTATCGTTTACCAAATAGTTTAGCTAAACCTTTCTTGGGTTTATCCTCTTCTTCGTCATCTACTTCGTTCTCTGATTCTTGAAGATTTTTAGCCATTTCCTCTTCTTCAGCCTTTTTCTTTTTGTCTTCCTCAACAGCTTCATCTATCATCTCATCTGTGATATTACTCCACATTGAAACACGTTTCTGCTGTTGTCTGAGTTCCTTAAGAGCTGTAGCTTTATCAATCAAACCAGACTGGAAAGCTTCCATAATAGGCTGGAAGGACTTCTGAGCAAGGTCTGCTTGTTCTTCATCTGTATTTCTACGAATGGGACTGAATACCAATTCCCAATCATCAGGGATAGAACCAATAGCAGACATTGTAATGATTTTCATGAGCTTTTCAAGTGGCTGCCTCAAATGTGATTCCTGCTTCTCCTGAATCATATCATAATAATTCTGAAGATCAGCTTCGCCAGTTGAATTCATACCAGCAGGAGCTCTACCGAAAAGCTTCGTAACGGGGATTTCTGCTGCACCAGCTATATCAAGCATAAATGACTCATAAATATCATTGATACCTGTAAATGTGTAGCCTTCCATCTTAAAGTCATCTTCTTGACTCATTACCAATGAACCGGTATTACACATCAGCTGGTTTTGTGCCTGCATTGTTCGATATACTTCTGCCATAGCATCTTGATCGCCAAGAGTGATTGCCTGGCCGAGGTCTTGAATCTTATATACTCGAATACAAGCGAGGAAAATCAGATAAGCGATATTAGCTGAAGTATTATCGCGCTTCATCAATTCTGTAAATACATGTTCAATCTCTGAAGCTCCCCAATATGTTTCAGCTAGTTTTTCATAATAGGGAAGGTCTCGCCCCGTAAAACGGATTACTCTTGAATGATGTACTCTATATGATTTTTGTGTTATCTGGTCTGCAATATCATAATATAGGGGTTCACCGAAATCTACATCATCAATATCAGTTACCAGCTCAAGTGATGGACTAATGCCTGACCATCTATCAATTACCATACAGCCCTTATAACTGTCAGGCATAACTGTTTCATAATCCAATTCTTTTTCCAAATCGTTCTGACCAGAAATCAACGGAATAAGGACACATCCGCCATATAGACGAGACCATTTAAGAGCATCCAGGATTTTAAGCCGTGTTCTTGTTCTTGTGTATACTGTCATGATTTTATCGATCTGTTCCGGCTCAATCTGCGATTGGATCTCAAAACCATTCTTCAGCATTTCCTGAGCAGGTTTATCTACAATTCCTGTAGCAATCCAATTGTTTCTATAAAGTGCATTAAGGGTTCCATAATCCCATGTCATACGAGTAAGATGATAACTACCCTTTTGAGAGAGATTAGTAGAACCCAGCCCTAAATTGGCCATCATATTTGAAAATGTATCTTTAGCTTTATTATCTGATGTTTTTACTACGTTCTTTTCATCAGCCATTGATTAACCTCTCCAGTTTGTAATTATTTTCCTTTGACCAATATCTCATGAATTCCTCGATTTTATTTTTAGCATCTGGTGTAATAGATTCTTCATTATCTACTTCAACCATAGCATCATATATATCTGACATAATATCTTTTACTGAATATATTGCCGTTTTCAAATCATATTCAGCCATATTTGTTTCTTGCCAATTAACCAAGTCAGCTGCAAGGTTTGGATTTTCCATTATTTCACCAAACTCCAAAGCAAGTTCTGTTACGTAGTCTGCTTGATTGGAACATTCGTCATAATATTCGCCAACAACTTCGTGAATTGTAAAGAAAAATGGACCAGATGCATGTGTATGAATATGCTTCAAATCATTTGCTGCACATATCAATTTGTAAGCTAGATTGATAAACATTTCCTATCACCTCATTATAAGCTTCAATATACTTAGCTGAACCTTCTTTACAGTATAGTCCACAAATATCTGGATTATTTAAGCATACATCTTCGAATGTTTCATTATATTTACAATATTTACAGCATGGAGGGAATTTTATTTTACTTGAGAAATTTGGACATCCATTATATAACAAACAAATAGGTGTATTATATTCTATATCAACGTCTGTTATTTTTATTGTTTCTGAATCTTTTTCTGTTATTTCAACTGTTAAACCTTGAGATGAATATTTTCTCTCTTTGATTTTATAAATCCTCGATCGAAATGCCTTTTCGCCACTAGACATTCCATTCTGTACAGCTTCTTTTGCTGTACCTGAAAATAAAACTTCTCCATCCTTATCTTTTATTGTGTAAACTTTAACCTTACCATTTTTATATGATGATTTTCGATTTCTCATTATAAATGGCACCCACATTTCTCTGGTCTATTTTTACAATGTTCATAGCATCCATCTCTAAATGCACATTCAAAACAGCATGGTGTTTCTGAACCTGGATAATATCTTTTACAACCAACACACAGGAAACATTGTGTAACTTCTAAATTCTTCTGATAGTTTTCATCATATGGATATGGAGTTTTAAGGAGTTTACCATCAACGAATGTTTGTACTACCATTCTGAAAGCTGACTGACTAACTGATATTCCTTTTTCTACAGCATCATCAGCTGTTCCTGTGAATTTAATCTGACCTTTTCTATTTATAAGGGTGAAATAGCGCTTCCTTTGATTCATCCGTTTAACACCTCTGCTAAAAATAAAGAGTGGAATTTCACCACTCTAGTTATTGGAGCTGGTGGACGGATTCGAACCCCCGACCTGATGCTTACAAAACAACTACTCTACCAACTGAGCTACACCAGCATTTATGTGAGTTTTGTCTCATCGTGACCTCAGCTAAATGGCGCCCACATCAGCTTGCGGTACTCACCACGAATATTCACAAAAAGGAGATGAAAGGAAAATACACCATGAACTCTGTATTAGATGGTGTTGGAGGAAGGTGTGGGATTCGAACCCACGGAAGTTTCACCTTCTTCAGTTTTCAAGACTGATTGCTATAGGCCACTCAGCCAACCTTCCATTTGGAACCGAGCTCTTTTCAGGCAACCTTTGTTCGGTACTCGGTGTGAGCCATCATATATAGGAAGAAACAAGGAGCGGGAAGTCTGTATGGTCAATGCCCAACCATTAAACCACAATATGATTATATCATATATTGAAACATTTGTAAACTACTTATTGAAATGTTTACAATTTTGTAATAATTATATTCATCAACTTTATTTTGAATTTGTTCATATAGTTCTTCAATAGCTTGAGTCCATTCTTCTCGTCCATTATAATGAACACATATATCAGCTATTTCGTAACCTTCGAAATATTTACCATCAGGTGTAAGATAATGTTCTTTTAGTTGTTCACATACATATTTGATACATTCATCTTTGCTTTCGAATCTCTTATATGTGCCATCATTGTTAGTCCAGCCAAATAGATTATTATATTCATTAGCCGCGTAGCTTGTATTCCAACCTGATTCTAATGCTGCTATGGAAGCTACCAATATTGGGTCGATTCCATTTACGCCAGAATAAACCAGGATTGCGTCTGAGACATCTTTCAAATTGCCTATTAAACTATATGAAAATTGATCTGAAGTTATCCAGGGTTCATCCTTGCTTTCCTGGGGAAGTTCCTGAATACCTTGTTTAACTTCATATGCATGAGCTATCATACAGAATGCAATCAACATAATGATTACTGCCAATATTAGCTTACTTCCTATTCGTTGCATCTGTTTATACTTCCTTCCTATTTATAAATCTGATTTTTACTTATTACTCAACTTCTTGCATCCAGAACTCTCGACGACAGTCTACACACATTTGCACCGCGTCTATACAATCTCCATTATCATCTCTATAATAAGCAGAAATATACCTCGGACAAATACGCAGCACCCCGGAATCACCAACAAATGACTCCGGATATTGCTCCAAAAACACATCTTGCCGCGTCTTGCGCGGGTGCGCAGCAGACCATTTCTCGACAATGGCAACTTGCTCTTTGGCGTCCAACGTTGATGCACTACTAACCACGCAGCGCGACTCGTCATAAGCAGAGCATCCTATACATCCAGTGCCAAAACTCTCGCACATTCTATTGCGTTCCTCAATGAACTTAATAGCATCCATTTCTGTTTACCTCCTGCCTTTCGGCTCTGTTTATTAGGTGTTTATCACCTTCTGTGATTGTATTATAACATATAATTTTCTATTTGTAAATAAGTTTTTTGCAAGTTTTTTGATATTTTTTAAGAATTTTCTTATTAACACTTATCCATTTAGAGCTTTTGTTGCATTTTTGAAACATAAATTTTTCTGAGAATTATCAAATTCTCTTATCGATTTGATTTTTCCTCTTTCAAAAACAATATATCTTACACAATTATCGTCTAAAACACAATTAACTGTTTTATTACCATTTTTGCCTGTAAAAAATTCTTCGAAAATTCCATTGTTTTCTTTTCTTAATTCTGCCATTTTATTTTCTCCTTAAACTTAAGATTTGTTTTATTTACCTTGCATAATTATAATAACACATAATGCCCTGTTTGTAAATAGGTTTTTTTAATTTTATTCGTAAATTTGCAATTTATTTTGCGATTTTAGCCACGGATATATCTCTCTTTCTCTAATAAATGTTTTTACCAAATATCTGAGAGCATCACATGCATGGTCGTTTTGTTTAATAGGCTGTTCTTTTCCTAACTGGTCTGCCTTCTTTGCGTCCCACATATATGTTCCGAGTTCTTTCATCAAATTAGGACATTTATCAGCATTTATTTTAATCAAACCATTATGGAACATTGTATATACTAGTTTGATTCCTGTTTGTACATCATTATCTGCTTGTGAGACCTTTATACCTGATTGCCTTGCAGCCGTTATGAATGATTTAGCGCTGGGGTCGATAGCAATTGATTTATATCGTTGACCTTCGTTAAAATCGAAAAAATCAGCCACATATTGCTGATCAGATTTTGCATTATATTCATTTCTTCCTGAGTAATAATATTCCTTTGTGATATAGACCGTAGGTATATTACTTATTTCTCTATCGATAAAACCTTCAAGGTATACATGAGGATTTGCTGTACCATAGTCGCATCCATAATATGAATATCCATCTTCTTCAAGATATTTGGGCAATGCTGTAAATGTGTTCTTTTCTTTATCAAAGCAATCATAAATAACGCCATCTACATTTACCCAATTACCAAGAATGAATCTTAAGTAATATACACCTGAATATATACTTTCATATCGTTCTATGATTTCACTACTTAGAGACGGATTATCGTGTAGTGTAAAGTGCAAATGCAATAACTTCTTTTCATCTGCTTTATCAAGTTCTTCTATCTTAAACCAATGCATTGGGCTTTCAGGGTTACAGTTAAACCAATATTTAGAACCTGTTACTGAACATCGACCCATACATTGTTCTACAAAGCTTCTTGGCATTAGTGCTACTTCATCAAGGAATATGCCTGCCAATGTCATACCTTGTACATAGTCCTGACTTCTTTCATCTCTACCACCGAATACGTAAAAGTAATTCTCTATGCTTCCTTTTCGTACGATTAGTAAATTATCGCTTCTATTATCTGATACTGTATATCCTCTATATTTAAGCCTTTCCTTCAAATCAGTTATTACATTCCTTCGTACCGCTCCAACACTTTTGCCAGCTATTACAAAGTTGTGTCTGTTGAATGTAGTCATTGCCCAGAATAAAAAAGAAAGAGACATGACTAGCGTTTTCCCAGACCTGATAGAACCATCACAAATGATGCCGTTATGATTTTTATAAGGAGAATCGGGTAACCACCATGTTAATAGTTTTAGCTGTTTATTTGAGAATTCACAGTATTTATCCATAAATATCTTAGATTCCTTTATTATTTTGCTGGATTTTTAATAGTTTCCTCATCTTGATTTTTGATATATACTTCTATATCATGATATGATTTACATTGCCTTGAGTTACAATATATATTATCACAATTATATATATCTGCGATTTTATTATTTCTTATACCACAATTTATTTTACTACAATACATATATCAATCCTCTTTCATTCTCACTCCGTAGCTGCAAAAATCATCCGGCCTTCGTTTCTGCCATGGTGCTGGGTGACCGTCTGAATAGATTTTCAGGCATACGCCAAAATTATAGTGCTCACAGTCATTACAACGTACAACTTCTTGCATATCACCTGAAACAGATTGACAATGAATAGCAGATTTAACAGCCAACAAAGCTTCTCGGTATATATCTTTCTTTGTACCAGTATATCCATGGCAATATTGATATTGACGGTTTACCATTTCTTTTAGTTTATCTGCATCATAATATCTACTCAACATTGTCACCTCCATCCATCTTTGCACCGCACACTTCCGTTTACGGGGGGGGGCAATCCTACGAACATTCCCAAAACTGGACACCTGATACCACCCCTCAAACCTTTTAATATCTTTCCATACTTCGTTTTCCATCGAAAGCCCTCCTGTTCCATGCTTCGATTGCTTTTTCTTTGCTGGGCAGCCCAGATACTTTCATCTCCTTTGTGTGGAGACCATCACCAGCCCTATATCTCCCACAACCGGCACTCCACCCAAAGTCCGCTCTATCGTAGGTATCGTACATATGGATAACGGTTGCAACTCCACCGCACTCAGGGCAGCGTTTCAATTCAGCCATCCTTCATCGCCTCCAGTGCTTTCTCCGCCTCCTCGCGGGTGAGGAATGTCCCGATGTATTTGTGCATCCCCATTTTGCCAATAAGCTTTACCGCTTCGGCCACGGTGTTTATTTTGAGCGTTGCAATTACAGGGTTATCGGGATTCCCCGCAAATAGCCGATACACCGTGTCGCCCACCTTGCACGGCAGCACCACCAGCCGACCGTCCTTGTCGGCCTCGGCCAGCTCGCGCAGGCGAGCATCGTCGTCCGTCTGGTGGAGCAGCTTGTCAAGCCGCTCAATGATATTGTCGGCGTGCTTGTTGATGGCGTATTCTGCTTCCGGCGATATTTCCCGCACACTCGACAAATCGTTAATTTCCTCCGGCGTCAGTCCCGTGTCCTCGTAGGCAGCGAGCGCGCTGTAGAGCTGCCGAATGATTTGCCGCAGTGCAGCCTTCGATACGCTGTTCAGCACCGGACCGTTCAGAACCAGGGCCAACAGCTTCGGCTTCATGCCTTCAAGGACGGAGCGCGGGCCGAGATACCGGTCCATGCTCTCGTCCACTCTGACCTCTTCATTCGTTAGTCGTTCCATCATTCTACCTCTTGCGTCCAGTATTCTGTTTTACAACCGTAACAATTTGTATCATTGCACCCAGAACTTAAGTTATAACTTTTATCAACTCGTTTAGGACATATATTTACAACTCCATTGTATAATACATCAGCGGTTGGATAATGCTTCAGAAATTCTCTGCTCCGTGTTTTTATCGGATTTTCTTTTGCATATTTCTCTATTGCTTCTACAGCTTTATTTGGGTCGCATGATTCAAATTGAAAATTGGCAATACATATTTCATCTTCTTCTGTTAAAGCTGGGCATCCTTGACAAAAAGCATGTTTTTGATTTTCCACTCCATATTGCGCACACATCTTTTTGAGATATTTAATAAATTCCAAAGCATCCATTCTATTTATTCTCCATTCTTTTAAGAATATTAGATATTTCCTTCAATTCATCTAAAATATCTATACTGCGTGCCAGTGTATGTATTAAAACAATTGTACTTATTGCTGAAAGTATAGCTAATGTGTAAAGCAAAACAATAATTGTTTCCATTCTGTTTATTCCTTCCTCATAAATGTAGCATAAACTACTTTTTTACGATTTTTGTCTAAATCACATTGCCATGATTTATTGCATTTCTTGCAATGAAGTTGATACATAATTTCTACTCTATCTGCTGGCAATGTGAAAATATCTGAGAGCTTACCAGTCTCATCTACTTCGTATTCAAAATAATTACAAAAATGAAACCACATTACCAATTGCATTCCACAAATTGGGCATTTATTGATTTCCATTCTGTTTACCTCTCAATATGCAATATTTATTTCTTTACCATTTATCGTTGAATAGATTATATTAGAAACGGTAAAGCTATCCATTAAAAATGCTGCACAATCGACTCCATATGATTCTTTTACGCATTTTGTAAGATTATCGAGACTTTTATCTATTTTATAATCATTAGCTTGATATTTATTATCTATTGCATTAACATATAGAAAAACCATATAACAACCAGATTCTTCATCATACCCACATTCGAGAAGATTTGTTCCAAGATTTTCCCACATTAAATCGTTGATTTCTTTTACTGTTTCAACATCTGGTTCAATGTTTGTTTCTACTTGTTCAACTTCATTTTGTTTATCTTCTATTTGATTGATAGCTCCAACATTAGGATTATTTGCATCATCATGTTCTTTTGTTATCGAACTAGCAATCATCAAAATAAGAACGATTATTACTGCGATTCCAAAAACTTTCAATATTCTGTTTTTCATTTCTGTTTGCTCCTTTTCTGTTTAGGTTTAAATTCTGTGCATTTTCTTTCTATTTCTATTCCCTTATCGGTCATAGCATACCATTTGATGGGACAATGATGTTTATATTTAGTTGAGAATTCATCTTTTATTAAGTTTCTGCATCTTTTACAGCAGATTGCTCCCATCTAAATCCAACTCCATTTGCTGTATTCATCATTGTTTTAATGACATCTTTCTTTATTGATTCTTCATCAAGAGTTTTTATGATAACTCTTTGACTTCCTGTTGATGCTTGACAGCTGAAAATATTATTTTCTTTCCATCTGTAAAATATACAACATAAATTTTTCTTATATATGATTTTGAGTATTTTAATGATGATTTCCATATTTATTGTATTTTTCTATTACAGCTATATCGTGTTCTGCTGATTTCTTTTTGTTTTCCATCCATGGAGGTGTATCTTCATCTCTTGCAGCTTTAAGTAATACCAGAAGTTTTTCTTTTATTTCATCTGCATGTTGTAAATTAAGCTTTTCGTATGGAATTTCAAAACTGCATCGAGAGAAGTTTTTTGATGCCATTACAACAATCTTTTCATTTTGCTTTGTTCCATATATAGATAAATATATCCCATTCTTAAAAACGAATGCAAGAATCTTAAGAAATATCTTCATCTTTCTTTACCTCATCGGAGTATTTATATCGATATGGAATAGGATTCTTCATTTCAAAACCACATGACGGACAAAAATTCCACTTCATATCTGAAATAGCTTTGCAGTGTGAACAATGAGGAAGATATACTTCTTGTTTTCCTCTATAGCTTGGTGAAATCCATTTAGCTTCCATAATTCCTCCGCTTTACTACGACCGCCAGGATTAAGCAGGTTGAATTTTAATATGTACCTTGATAATTTATATTAGTTATATATTCTAATTCAACCTGGTTTATCCTAGCTTCTCTGATATTATTTCAGAAGTAATATTCCGAATATAAATATACCCATAACTATGAATGCCAAAAGAACAGTAAAGAGTTCTTTTATGAATTCGATTTTATCATTTGTAGATGTAGTCTTCTTCAATGTTCTTCCTCCTCTCTTTATCCTCTCGGATTTTCTGTTTAAGATTTGAGCATCCATATGAACAAACCTTTCTATTTCTTTTTCCTTCTATGTCTACTGTGTATTTCCAACCTGTTCTCGGATAAAAGTATTTACCACATATCGGGCATTCAATCATCTTTAACATTGGATTATCTCATATTACTTAATATATCCATTACTCACCAAAAAAGCTGTGTCTTCACCCCAGCAAACCTGTTCGCCATTGTCTTCGTATGCCTTGAATTCAGTGTATTTCTTCTGAGCCAAAGCGAGGCCATTCCACTGAAATACGTTTTCAATAACGAAACCTTTGGAATATTCGGTACAAGGAAGGAGTTGATAACGGCCAGCAACCTTCGTGCAATATCTAACCTTTGCACATTTTCTACCAGATTTAGAGATATACAGCTTTTCGATAACGCCAACTCTAAACATCCAGCCGTTCCAACCAGTTCTCATGGGAGCAAATTCGTAAGCAGGAATTTGAACCAATTGACCAACATAAGGATTAACAACCTTTTTCATACCTATTTACCTCGTTTCTGTTTATTGAGTTTGTGGTTATCTTCTTTCCATAATCTTATTCTACCATATTCTAATGCGTTTGTAAATAGGTTTTTTACAAGTTTTTGATATTTTTTTAAGAATTTTCTTCTTCTACCCAGATTTCTTTAGCTTTAGAAGAAAGAGCAGCAATGAAACCATCATCTTTGTCATCTTCCTGCTTAAATCCCTGAGCTTTCTTCTTCATCTCAAGTTCTTCCTTCATGAGTTTAACCTTTTGCTCTTCAACTCGCTGTTTCCAGTCTTTGGGCATATAATCGACATATTTAATGAGATTGTCCAAAGCTTTCATCTTATCGTGAAGTTCAATTGAAATACCATCTCGACCAGATTTAATGCTTTTAACGAGCTGACCATCCATTTCATTTGCTGGCTTAAGAGAAATTGAATGAGGATAAATATTGACGAAATCTGTAATGTCAGAAAAAGCAATTCTTGCCCATTCATCAATAATATCTCCTGCAGCAATCATCTGACGGTTAATGATTCTAACCTTAAGCCATGCAATATAAATTCTGCATTGCTCATTATTTTTCAAACCCATATATCCACTGGCTGTATTTGAAACGTCATATCCGGCTTTTATTGCTGCAATTTTAGCATTTTGATTTGTGAGATAATACTCACAAAATCTCTGCTGTTTTTCATTAAGTCTACCAACAGCTTCTTTTCTTTTCATCTTAAGAAGCTCTTCTTCTGTATATGTAACCCACTTAGGTTTGTAACCAGCCATTTCTTTGCACCTCATAATTTATTTTATTGCTGTTTGTGGGTTAAATAACCTATATTTTGTATCTGATTCATTATGCCAGTTTTGCCCACCAGCTCCGGAGAACTGATGAGCAATACTGAAACAACGAATTTAATTGTTAGAATCAATCCTCGTCGTCATCGTCCAGATCGAAATCATCATCGTCATCATCGTCGTCAACGACTACGGGCTTCTTCTTCTTCTTCTCTTCCTTCTTGGGAGCCTTCTTAGCAGGCTTCTCTTCCTTCTTGGCCTTCTTCTCCTTCTTCTTCGGAGCCTCAGTCTCTACCTCGACCTCTTCCTCGTCATCAGAAGAATTCTTGAAAGCAGCTTCCAGCTTACGAATTGTAATGTACTCAGGAAGTGTAGCCATAACCTCGACTACAGCAGAATTACAACGAGCAAGCTTGTTAGAAATAACAGGGAAACGACGACCAATATCAGCAATTGCCTCAATGTCAGTACCCTCAACGATTACCTTTGCTGCCTCTGCAGCGGTCCAATTCTTAGCCATTTTGTTTGTTCTCCTTTGTTTGTTTAATAATTTGTTTGAATTTTATTCGTTTTCATCTTGCTGCCGAATAGCTACCACATTGAAAGCTGTTTCTTCAGCAAGAAGGGAAACCATGTTTTGAATGACTGCATAATCCTTAGTTGAAGCGAACTTCATCTTCGTTTCTGCGTTTTTGGTAAACTCAATTTTATTAATTGTGAATTCACCAAGATTTGTAGGTTTTTCTCCGTCGGCAAAAATACCAAGCTTAAGAGGTTTACCGATCATTGTGAGAAATTTTACCGTGTTACTTATTTCGTTTGAGGAAAACGTCATCTTCAAATCAAGAGTACCGTTTGCTTTGATTGAATGTCCAGCATAAAATCCTGTTGCTGAAACCTTTACTTTTGCCACTGTTTACTCCTTTCTTTGTAAAACTCTTCTCTTGAGTTTACATCTGATTGAATTTTTGTTTGTTTTGTTTTGATTTTCTTTGGCTTGACTTTTTCATGAAAGTCGCTGAATACACAAAGCTCTTTTTGATTTGTGAGAATATTTACAAAGTTCTGTATATCTTCAGCATTAAGCGTAAAATAGATTTTGCCGTCTTCAAGAAACTGAGTAATGAAAATAGGAACCTTATGTTCAACCGAAGCATGATACTCAAGTTTGTCAATATCAAGTCTATCAAGCCGATAAGAGTTAGCATCTGTACTTTTCAGCTGACACATAAAGTTTTCCGAAGTTCCATCCTCCTTCGCAATCCACGAAGAACCTGAACCTGAGACGGGTTTGAAACCAAGTGACTTGAGAAGTTCCTTTTCGTTTTTGAAGTAGAACTTACCAGTCCTCATGATTGACCTCGTTACCGTCATAACCATATTTCGCCATGGCTTGACGAATCAGTTCAACAAATTGCTCATGGGACATCCGAATGAAGTTCTCAACTCTGCAACAGGAAAGCATAATTTGCGCCTGAGTGGGTTTTGAGACCAAGTCCATATGTCTTAGTTCTTCATCTACAAAATCAACCAGAACCATGGTGTTGCTTCTCTCATCACATTCAAACATTTTACTTCCTCCTCTGTTTGTATCTCTGGTCTTCCCTACGTGAACATTATATCACAAACATTTGGATTTGTAAATAGGTTTTTGAAAAGTTTTTTGAAAATATTTTTGAGGTCATCCTGAAGGGAAGAGGAGGGAGATGAAGGGGGGTTAT